CGGGGTGGGTTCGATCCAGATACCAGAGCCGGCCGACCAGGTGGCAAGCTCCGTCTCAATCTCGAGCTGGTGCCGGCGCCCGTGGCGAGCTCCCATCCCCACCCCACCCGGCCTGGTGCCGGTCAAGACTCCGATCGGCGGTCGCGGCCGCCCTGGTCGTGGTCGGTGTTGAGACTGGTGCCGGGCCCGTGGGCGGTAACATGCTGACGTGCAAGGGTTTAGCGTGCTGAGGTCTGATAAGTATGATTATGTAAACTTGGCGGGGGAGGCAGGCCCGGGAGGCGGGAGAGACGCAGGGGGCAGGGACCGGGGCCCGCCCACCCCCGAGGCGGAGCCGAGGATAGGAACTATTGCCCCCCACGAAACTTATGACAAAATTTCGGACCCATAGCCACTGGGTTATGTAGTCCCGCATAATCTTTTGAAACTCGTGTATTGACTTTCTGGATACATGGTCGTATTGTCGTGCGTATTGATCAGGAAATGGGGGTTAAATCTCAATATGGAACAAGAGAACGGCTTTTTGATGGACGAGCCGAGTTGGGCACAGAGGGTAAAGCAATACCGTCTGAGAACGAACCTAACGCAGGTGAAGCTGGCGGAGAGGCTGGGCATGTCCCCGGAGAACATAGCGAGGTGGGAGACGCGGGAGCATCGTCCTTGGAGCCCTGAGAGCCAGAGGTTTTTGGAGCTCGAGGAGGAGTTAGAGGCGGAGGAGGCGTCGTGAGCGACCATTTCGTCATGGTGTGGGGTGACATGCTTCGCAGTACGATCAATGAACACGAGGCCCATGTGAAGTGGGCTTTTGTTGTGATGCTTCTCCTGTGTGACAAGGACGGGGACTTCCGATCGACTCCTCAATATTTGTCGAGGGAGGCCGTAATTCCTCTCGACCAGGCGATAGATGCTTTTGAGAAGTTATCGGAGCCTGACCCTGGAAGTTCGAGCAAAGAGGAGGAGGGGCGGAGGATTATTTCGACTGGTCCGAACCAATGGCACGTCGTAAACTACACGTCATACCGTCAAAGGATGCTTTATGAGAAGCGAAGGGCCTCAGATGTCCAGAGGAAGAGGGACGAGCGCGGACAAGTGCGGACAGATGTGGACGAATGTGGACAAGGTGGGACGGGTGACGACGCTGTAGATGTAGGTGTAGGTGTAGTTGTAGATGTAGATGTACCTCCTAAGAAGAAGAAGAAACGGAGTGTATTCAAGAAGCCCACGGTAGCGGAGGTGGATGAGTACCTGAGAGAGAAGGGGGAGAAACGGATCGTCGCTCAAAACTTCGTCGACTTCTACGAGTCGAAGGGGTGGGTGGTGGGGAAGTCTGGAATGAAGGATTGGAAGGCCGCTGCGCGGACGTGGATACGTCGCAGGGACGAGGAGGGTTCTTCGCAGCATGTGGGCGCCCAACCGAAGGATAACGGGGAGTGGATGTACGACTCGTTTCGCAGAGAGGACATGAACCAGCACGGTAACCATTCGATGTGGGAGGAGTACATCAACGCGGCGTGTGACCTACCGCAGAGGTCGGCCCCGCCGTTCGAGACCTGGTTGCTGACACAGATGGAACCGGAGGGATGAAGATGGCACTGCTCGGAAAAAGGAAAACGCGGAGCGCGCATCAGGCATGGACCCCAGACGGGGAAAGCGGCTGGAAGGTTGACGACCCAGGAGCGGCATACTCCGTAAGGAGCATCAAGGTCCATTGGGAGAATGGGCAGATGGGCCGCGTCCCGTATCTCAGCGTTCGCCACCACGACGGGAGTGAAACCTGTGTCGCGGCCTGTCACTACGAAGTTTGGTTTCGGACGTAGGAGGGATGATGGTTGAATCAGGGCGGCTACCAGACAAGGGCACGACCAGGCGGATCATCTCCGATTGGTTTATCAAGCATCGCGGGAAGATCATGCCTCACGTTCTCGAGGTGGGATCAGCGCGGCCGGCGGACGCCTGGTGGGCGGATCTGCGTTCACAGCTGGGCGGGATAGAGAGGCACGAGTGGACCGGGGTTGACATGCAGCGGTCGGAGTGTACCGACATCTGCGTTGACCTCTGCGCTCGCCTCTTCGAGGGCTATACACCGCTCCAGTCCGTAATTCAGCTCCAGACAAAACACTACGGGTCGTGCGTCTGTGCGGAGACTCTTGAACACGTCGCATACCCGGAAAAGTTCCTCAAGAACGTCTGGATCCTCCTTCGCCCCGGCGCCTGGATCGTGATTACAACGCCGTTCGCGTTCCCGATTCACGGCTTCCCCAACGATTACTGGCGATTCACTCCCGAGGGCCTCAAGCTGCTCCTGAAAGACGCCGGGTTCGAGGAATGCCGGGCGGAGGGTCTCGCCGTGAGGTCTGAGATTTTTTGGGACCACGAGATTACACCCTACAACGCTGACGACGGGGGCCGGCGGTGGGACCTGCCCCTCTGGGTGGGGGCGATTGCGAGGAAACCAGAATGAGTGACGTTCCGTACACTTTCGAGAATGCAATCAGGCGAGTGACGATCACAGAACACGATGAGATCCTTTACGACTCAGAGCGAGGAGATGTGGGTTGTACGTATCTTGTGCCGGAACGAGTCATGGATGAGGAGATCCGACCACAGCTCAACGAAATCGAGCGGCTGCGGGATGAGCTTGGTGCCGCCCTCAAGAATGAGGTTCACTATGCCAAGCGCATCGAGGAGCTGGAGAAGCACGAGGGATACATTACCCTCGAAGGCTGTGTTGAGATGATTGCTGAGAGAGAACAGCGCATCGAGGAGTTGGAGAAGCACAACGAATCTCTCCGACTATTGAACGATGGATCGATCATCCTTCTCACCGCTCAGATCGACGCGGCGTGGGAGTACGCCAACAGCCACAACGATGACATGGCGATAGGAGCCGAAGACGCCCTTGCAGAACTCGGCATCGTGCGGTGTGAGGGGTGCGTGATAGGCGGATTACGAAAAGACTGCATCTGCAACGGCCACGGGCGGGTGAAGGGGGCCGACGATGAGTGAAACCGAAACAATCGACAAGCTGTTTCTGGAACTGAGCCAATTCACGTCTGCCACAACTAAGAAGGAACTCGACAAGGACGCCGTGATCGAGCGGCTTCGGGAGGAACGCATAGACAAACTTCTCAACGCGCCTTGCGCTGACGCGCTCGACTTCATGTGGAAAAAACTCTTCGACGAAAGCTACGGCGATTGGGAATATCCGGGGCAAGCGGCGAGGCATGTTGTCGCGGTGGTCAACGAGCTTGGCGTCAATCTGAAAGAGCGAGACGAGCGCATCGAGGAGCTGGAGAAGGAACGAGACGACGCATGTAAAGCAATCGTACTGAAGATTAAGAGTCTCAAGGGTCACCACATCACCACCGCCCAGATCGACGCGGTTATTGAACTTGCTGACAATAAGTGGTGGCTGGAACCCCTGTGGATAATGCTCAAAATCTTCGGCATCGTGCGGTGCGGGGGGTGTGGTGGAAGTAATCAAGTCGAAGGTCATACGGAGTGTTTCGGAATGAAAACATACGGTCCATGCCCCGACTGCAACGGCAAAGGGTGGAAGAGGGAGGAGAAAAATGCCGAGGGGTAGGGAAATCGTTGATTGCCCGACGTGCAGCGGCACCGGGACAACCAAAACGATCGTTCACGGGGGGCGCGGCGTTTGGGCGCGCGAGTGCCCGGTTTGCCACGGAACGGGTAAGATCATTCGCAGAGCGAAGGAGGTCAAGAAAAATGCCGATGTATAGCTACTTCTGTTCGGTGTGTAACCTCACAATCGAGCAGTTTCGCCCGGTTGAGAGGCGAAAAGAGCGCGCGGTGTGCCCGAAATGCGACCGAGCCACCATTTTTGTCCAATTCCCGCAGGACACCAAGAAAGCCAGCCCGCGCGATCACGTCAAAGACGTTTTCAGAAAGGTGTGAAGCATGATTGAGGGTGACAACGAGCTCCAGGAAGAGATCGACGCGGAAGAGGCGGAAGCTGCGGCCTATGCCGACGAGAACGGGGGCGGCCCGGGCGCCGAAAAGGAGGAGATAAGGCTCTTGAGGCTCCTGGAGAACACCGAGCGCGAAATCGGGCGGGCCGAGGACGCGAAAAAGGCCGACATGGACGTCCACAACGACGGGATCAAGCAACTGAAAACGAGCCTCGAGGGGATTCTCGAGTCAATCACGGCGCTCCGCCTGGGACAGCGCGACCTTCCACTGGAGGAATGATGAATCGACGAGCATTTTTCGGCCTTCTGGCTGCGGCCCCGGCCGCGGCGGTGGCGGCGCTGCGTCCGGCCAAGAGAACGATCGTTCGATATTTGCCGCTAGATTTCTGCCACGACCGCCTCGGCGGAGACTTCTACGGCGAACCACTCGTTGAGACCATGAGGAAGGCAGGCGAGACCGCGGGCGAATCCTTCCGCATGAGCAAGGGGCTGGCGTCGTTCGAGGGGATCGTGGGGCGGAAAGGAACATGAGTTGTCGCCCCCGGCGTAGCCCATATCGGGCAAGTGCGCTCGACAACGCGCGAATTGGATAACCACATTTGATTGCGCCGGGGGTTTTTTCGGCTTATGTTAGTCTGAGAGCATGGTGAACAATGCCATCCCCGCCGACAAGACAACCCTCAGAGTTGAGTGCGTTTGCCTCCTCAGAGAGTTCGGGAAAAAGCCCTTCACGCAGATAGACACGATTTTGGGGCTCACTCCAGGCACGTCGAGGGGGGTTTACGAGAAGGAAAACCCCGCGTACCTCTCATGGACCAAGAAATTCGCCAACGCCGCCCTCAATCGCTTCTACAAAGACCAAATTACCATCCTCCAGGCCCTCTCGATCTGCACTCCGGCCTCGATTAAGGTGTGGCAGGACATACTTCTCGACGTGGAGGCGAAACAGCCCGACAAGGAGCGCGCGGCGAAGGCCATTCTGGACTGGACAAAGCTGTTTTTGGCGTCAAAGGACAAGGCCGGGGTGCGCGACCTCATCCCGAAAGCCCTTCTCGAGGCCCACGACCAGGCGGAGGAGCTCGGGGGACACCTCGGGAGACTCCTGGGCGAAGCCCTCGAGCTTGAGGCGCAATGACAACCGCCGGCGCCACGGCCGAGAAGAAGAAAATCGACGCGATCCGAAAAAAGTGCAAAAGTTCGCTGTTCTGGACGGCCTGGTACCTTTGTGATTTCCACAAAATCTCGATCATCCTCCACTACGCGCTCTGGCTGTGGCTGAAAAGGGGCCTCGACAACGAGGAAAAAGAGTTTCTCTGCCTGATTCCCCGCGGACACTTTAAGACCTCGTTTTTCCAGATCGCGTTCTCTGTATTCACCCTGATTAACGACCCCTGCAAGCGAATTCTCATCATCATGCACAACGTCGACGAGGCGAAGCGGAAAGGCCGGAAGCTCCGGGCCTGCCTGACGTCGAAGGCCATGCAAACCTACTTCTCAGAGATCGTGCCCGAGGCCGACCAGCGGAAGAACACCTGGACAATGACGGAGTTTTCCGTCAATCGCTCGATCGAATACCCCGAGGCATCCGTCACGCTCGCCGGAATGTCCAGCGGCGTGACCGGGGGCCATTACGACATCATAATGATCGACGATGGTGTCGAGTTCAAGGCCGCGCAGTCCCCGAAGATCATGGAAACCTGCGTAGCCTTCCTCGAGGCGCTTGATCCGCTCCTGGAGGATGAAAGCTCCATCGTTTTCATCATCGGGACGCTGTGGCCCGGCGGTGGCGAGGGCTACTACGAGAAGCTCCTGACTACTGACAGCTTCTACAAGGTCGTCCTCGGCTGCTACTGCGACGAGCGGTGGGACGCTTTTATGCAACTCGTCGCACTCAACCCCGCCGAGCTCATGGAGAACGACGAGGGCGAATATCTCGAAGCCCACGTCCTCGAGCCCAACCGCGAGCTGGCGTGGAGTCCCGGGCAGCCGATCTTCCCAGAACGACGGACGATGAAGGGCCTCGAGCGGACCCGGCAGAAGATGGGCGACTACCTGTTTTCTCACCAAATGCTCAATATCCTCCTCTCGGAGGGCGTTCGGCGGTTCAAGCGGGAGGACTTCGGGCCATACACCCTTGAGTGGAGCGCCCGGCGCGAGCCCCAGGCCATCTACATCGACACCGTGGCCTATCCCTGGTCTCGTGGCATCGTTACCGTGGCGATGGACCCAACCGGCGGCATGAACAAGGAATCGGACTGGTGCGGCATCACGGCCTGTTGGTGGCTCCCGCCGATGAAGCTGGCGTGTCTGCTCGACTACTACCACGAGCAAGGGCCGGACGCAATGACGCAGATCGAGACCTTCCTGAACATGGCCGTGAAGTGGAACGCCGATTTTATGATCCCGGAATCAGGGTCGATGCAGGTGTGGGTAGGTCAGTGGCTCAAGCAGGAGATGAAGCGCCGGAACCAAACGTTTCGCGTGAAGCCTTTCACTCCTGGGGGGCAGCGAAAAGGCCTCAGAATCCTCGATCGATTCCATCCCTACGTTGCATCAGGCCAGTTCTACGTGCTATACCCTGAGCATGGCCCCGTGGTCGATCACCTCGTCAGCCTCAACATCACCTCGGACGGGACAGTCCTTGGAGATTCGCCCGCCCTCGCGGATACCTTCCCAATGCACGTCGAATGGTGGCACGCTACCGACGAAGACAGGAGCCTTGATCCCACGCACATCTGGGATGAGGAAGAGGACGGAGACCGCGGGACTGTCACGCAGTTCCGGCCGCGGTATGGGCTCGCGTCGTCGAAGAAACTGAGGTCTTACCGATGAAGGAACAAGGCGCGCCCAAAGAGTACCCAATCATCCCCCTCGCCAAGGTTCTGGGCGAGAACGAGGATCTCGACAAGTTCGTCGGGGAGTTGTGCGACAAGATCGAGGAGGCGAAGACCGAGCGAGAAAACACGCTCGAGCCTCTGTGGGAGGACTGCGAACAAAACTACTGGGCGAATGGGGGGCCCGAGCACCCGCGAGAGTCGGATCTGGACTTCACCATCACCTTCGAGACGTGCAAACAGGCGAGCTCGAACCTGTCGAATCCGGTATTCGCGCAGGACCAGGTGTTCACCGCCAAGGCCAGGCCCGGCTTCCCGACGATCGCGGCCACCCACGACATCATGCTCGACTGGATAGCCGATCAGTCCGATTACGAAACCCTCGTGCCCGACATTCTCCGGCACTCCCAGATTTATACCAAGGCCACGATCAAGTGTCCGTGGATCGTCCGAACCAGGGACGTGAAGTATTGGCAAACCGACGAGCAGGGGGAGCCGTGGGAAGACGAGCAAGACTTCGTCTACCAGGAGGGCAGCTTGCCCTACGTTGTGGACCCGCGGAGGATCTACCATCCGATCCCCTGCCCGAACATCGACGACTCGCCGTGGTTTGCCGAGGAGTTCGACATCACGGTCGCTGAGATCAAAAAGAAGCGCGATGAGGGCTATTACCGGGCAGACGTGAACCCCCACGCGGTAGGCGACACCAGCACGAACCCCCAGGAAGACAAGAAGAACGAAGAGCTCTACATTGCCAACGCCTTCGAGGGCCAGGAGGCAAGAACCGAGTTCTCACAACTCAAGCTCATGGAGTGCTACACCACCTTCAAGGGGAAGGAGTGCGTCATCATCGTGGACCTTGGCCGGCGCACCTGGGTTGCCGCCCATGCGCCGTTCTACCAGGAGTTCCCGCGCTGCTACACCACCTTCTCGTGGCACCAGGTCAATGGCTCCATCGACGGGAAATCGCTCTGCGGCGTCACCGACCAGCTGCACCGGGCCTACGTCGCCTGCTTCAATATCCTCCTCGACGCAGGGGTTCGGTCGATCGAGCCTCTCGTTCTCGCCCTGAAAGAGCTCAAGCTCTCGCAGCGTATGGAGAACGGCCGTCTCGGCCCGGGCCTCCAGGAGGTCGAGAAGCTCGTTATGGAGAAGCTCTCGGACGGGATCCACGAGATCCGGCTCACGTCGGGAGATGTGGCCTTCGTCCTGGAGATGATGCAGCGCATCGAAAAGCACATGCGGGACGCGAGCTCCATTCCGCCGATGTTCTACGGCGAGGAGATTGCAGAGCGACCGACCGCCACCGGCACGACCGCCGTCCTCGAGAAAGCCATGCAGCCCCTCTATGAGCTGATGACGCGCTTCCGCAAATGCCTCATTCGCATCGTCGAGATGCAGTACAGCCAATTTCGCCAGTTCAACCCGAAATCGCTGCGCCTCTTCATCGAGAGCCAGTCGCCAGAGGAATCCAACATGCTCCAGGCGATGCTCGTCGAGTTCCCGCCGGGGTACTGGCGCGACCAGGTGCAGCTGGAAACGAAGGTCAACTCCCAGACCATGTCGAAGGCCGTGAAGAAACAAGAGGCCCTCGCTATTGTCGACAAGCTCCCGGAGATCTCCCGAACGGTCTTGGAGCTAGGCGAAGCGGCGGCCAGCGGAGGTCCAATCGCTCCGATCGCCGGCAACATGCTCGACGTTTACGATTTGGTTCTCATCGAATTTTTGACTGAAATGGAATTGCCGGAGGTGAGAGATGCGCTCGATATCCAAGGGGCCAAAGTGGCTTCTCAGTCTGTTGCAGAAATGTGGCAGAAACTTCAAGGGATTATTCAGCAGCAGCAGCAGATCATCGTCGATCGGGAAGCGCAGATCGTCGATCTTACGGGCGAGGAAACCAGGGAGCCAGGAGCTACAGATCAAGGTGGAGGATCTGGAGCTGCTCAAGCAACAGCCTGAATGGGAGTCGGTGATCAACTATTTCGCCACTGACGTCTACGCCTTACAGGACGCGATGATCGCGGACCTGTCGGACGAGCGCAGGAAGTTCCTGGCAGCCAAGGCGCAGATGGCGAACAAATACCTCGAATTCGCGCTGGATGGGTTCGAGCCCGGGGAGGGATAGGACATGGACAAGAAGTGGATCGATCGAGCGTATCAATTCGACGACGACGACGGCGCGGGCGGAGGAGGGGGAGATCCCGCACCAGTAACCCCACCGGCAGAGCCCGCCGGAGGCGAGCCGCCGGAGCCGGGCGGAGGAGATGAGCCCCCAGAGCCGGGCGGAGGGGATGAACCCCCGGCGCCGGCTGGGCCCGTATCTCTGCCAGAGGGATTGGGCGGGATTTTCACTCCCGCAGAGCCGCCACCGGCCGCGGCCTGGACACCGCCGCCCCAGCCACAACCTCCCGCAGAGCCGCAACCCCCGGCGCCAACGGGGCCCAAAAAGGTCGATTTCCCGAACGGTGACGACTGGCTTGCCGACCCTGGGAAGGCGGCCACGCAACACGCCGAGGCCATCGCATACAGCAATTGGGTTGCCCAGGGCCCGCTGCGCCAGGAGATTTCCGAGCTCCGGCGAGGCGTAGACGGCATGCAGCAGGGCGACTTCGAGGCCATCAGCAGCGCCGTTCATCGCTCCATTGACGAGACAGAAAACGCTGTCTCAGGCCTCTACGCCGAAGCCGGCCCCCTCAACGCGGACCCCGAGTTCCGAAACAACCCCGACGTGCAGAAGGCAGTCGAGAACATCATCGGGGCATGTGTGACCTCGGCCATTCGGAAGGCCGACCGCAGCGGCGACACCTCGTCGCTCGATCGCATCGCCCGCGACCCGAAGTTCCCCTACCGGTGCCTGGCGATGGCAAAGGCCGACGCGCAGAACGTCCCAGAGGGGGCCCTGCGTCCAGGCGCCTCCCCGGTAGGACCACAGCCGCCACAGTCGCCGGCAAACGCTGGGCTCAGCGACGAGGACGCGAAGGCCCTTGCCGCAGCGCGCGCCGATGGCGTCAAGATCACAGCCGCAGACATCAAGCGGGCCCGAAAAGTCACCAGCGAAAGCATTTACTAGGAGGGATCATGGGCACACCCAAGGCAGCGAAACGACCGGCACCGAAGAAGGTGCCAAAGAAGAAGCGGGCCCCGAAGGCCATGTCCGGGCAGCAACAGGACAAGCTCCAGGAGACCAGAGACCGGAAGATGACTTCCGTTACCCAGGCACTCAAGGATGGGAAGATCGACACGGGAGACTTCGCCACCCCAGAAAAGGGCGTCCTCGATCCCACCGATTTTGACAAGTTCGAGGTTGAGAACCGCCCGACGATGACCGAAGTACAGAGGATCTCGAAGATCATCTGCGAGCACCTGGACGAGCATTACTCCTCTGGCGGCAAGTACGAGTGGGTAACCGGATTCTTCCTCGAGAAGGATCCGAGGGCCAACGGGCAGGGCAGATACCAAGCTCTAACCACTGAGATGATTGGCCCTGCGTGGTCAACGCAGCTTCAGCACGAGCTGGGTTTGACAATCTACAACGGTGCGTTATGTTGGAACGGACGAGGAACTTTTGAAAGACACATCATCTGCGTCAAGACCAAGGTACTCCAGCAGCGACAACTTGTCGCGAAAGAAGAAGCTATGAACCAGCAGCTCAGTCAGCCGGAACAGGTTGGCAACGAGAGGATGGGCGCTCTGGAGGTCAAGGAAGAGACGAAGAGGGTGCCTTTGCAGCCTGGCAAACCTGGGGACGGGTTAGAAGATGAAGGTGGCACAGTGAACACCGACTAGGAGGCACCATGCCCATCCCTGTACTTGTTTCGAACGAGCGTCGAAACACGTACCACGGGCTCGAGGATGCCAGTCAGACCTGGAACGAGGGTGATTTCATCACTCTCGACGCCACAACCGGCGAAGCCAGGCTCTTTGTCTGGAACTCCGACACGATTTTGCTTGGCCTGGCTCAGAAGGACGCAACGGAGACCACCGCATCCGACGCGCCAGTGAGCCAAATATGGCCCGGCGATATTATCGCGTTGGACACCTACTCGAGCGCGGGTACGCCCGGCGCCGCAGACGCATCGCTTTTCATTCCCGGCAACACCTACGAACTGCTGATGACCGGCTCCGGCGACACCGCTCGCTGGTGGGCCGAGTATTCGGCGGGCCACGTTGCCGGGCTCTCGTGCTTGATCTGCGAGGGTATCGTCCAAGACACCCTGCGGAAAAAGCTGGAAGGGACCACCCGCACGCGGGCCCTCTTCCGTTTCAAGGAATCCGTGCTACTCCAGCACGTCGGGCAGTAAGGGAGGTATGCCATGCCAATGACGCCTGCTCAGTGGTTTCGCACGACCGCCCTTACCGAGTACGAGGTGGTCGCATTCGAGGCGGCAGCCGAACGCACCTGGGAATATCCCCAGGTCTACGGCGACCAGAAAAAGAACGGGCCCGGAGATCAAGAGATCAAGGGCTACCTGTGGGGCGCTTTCGGGTACCCCTACGAGCGCAACTACGGCGAGGATATCCAGACGGAATCCATGTCGGAGATCGGCGAGTGGAGCCTGACCGATGTCGAGGTCGCCCTGGGCTTCGAGATCGACGACAAGCTCTTGGAAGACATGAGGCATATCACGGAGAAAGAGTTTCTCAACAAAGCCGGTGAGGGCATCGGCTACTCGTTCTCCCAGGCCAAGTGCCTCTACGCCGCAGCGCCCTTCAACCGTGCATTCACGACCGCCAGCGGTCAGACGATGTACGACTCGAAGGCCCTCTGCGCCAACGATCACCCGCTCTACGGAACGGGCGGCACCGTCGACAACCTTCTGTCGGCCGGCTCGCCATCGTTCTCGTTGATCTGGGACATGATCGATTGGCACCGGATCAGCCAGTACACCCACGAGGGGCTTCGCAAGCCGTCGAAGGCCGTCTGCTTCATCTACCACGACGTCCACGACCGCGACATCGGGAGGATCTTCGGGCAGCAGTACGAATTCGATGGGACGATCGCCACCGGCGGCACCACGGATTACGTCAGCTCGAAGAACGTCAACAGCCTCAAGGGAAGAGGCATCAAGCGGGTTCCCTGCTTGGAGCTCTCGGACACCGACGCCAACTACATGATGGGTCGGCGCTCGAAGCGGAATTTCCGTTTCCGTATGAGGAAGAACATGGAGACCCACTGGGATTACAACCGGCGCAACCGGACCCGGTCGGCCTTCAACCACATGCGGCTCATGTACGGTGTGACGGATTGGGACGACTTCAGCGGTCGCCCGGGTTCGTAGACACCATCTCTTTCAATCCAGGCGGGGGTCGGGGCTTTACTCCTTCTTCCGGCCCCCGCCTACTTTTTGGAGGCTGACATGAGTCTGCTACAAGGCAGTACGCTTTGGTTCAAGAAGAACGAGGCGGTCGGAGCGGAAACGATCACGACGCCTTGGTACAACGCCGAGGCGTTCAATGGGTTTCAATCGTTCCTGAAATACACCGGCGCCGTCAACACAACCCTCTACCTCGACCTGAGTCCCGCTGACGCCCGCGGGGTCGATGCTGGCGAGTTTGGCGGTGTTGCACCCGCGAGCGCAATGGAGGCGCTGACGGTCCTCGCAACGGCCAATAACAGCGCGGCTGGCTTCTGCGTAC